TCAGACATCAATGTAAACGTTTTTGTCATTATTATTTTAGAAATTTTCCTTTCATTTTCTAATTTTGAAATATATTCATTTAAACATTTCATTTCATTTTCTATTTTATTTTTTTGATCCCTTAATGAATTTAGTTGTATATTATAATCATTTGTGTATTTTTTATTATACAATACATATTTACTATGTATTGAAAAAACATCTTCATAGTTTAATTTACAATCACATTTAAGACATTTTACCTTATCAAAATAAGATTGCGTTATTGTATTTTCATCAAACACATAATAATCATCATCAGGATTTCCTAAAAGATTATTTACATTATACTTATCAATTAAACATTTTATATGAAAAATACTATTACAACATGACAAAATAATATAATTAGAAGTATCCTTTCTACTTTCTAAATTACACGATGAACATACAATCGATGACAACCTGACAGAAGATGATGCCATTAATGAAGGACTTTCTAAATTATCAGATTGAGCTAAAGAAATATTTCCTGAGTAGATTGATGTATTATCCCTGTTACAATTTACCTGAAAATTATCATTTTCATATTTATCATTGTCGCTGTAAATACTAAGATTATTGTTGCTATCGCTACTATTGGGACTAGCATTAGTATTTTTATATAAATCTGCTTGAATAACTCCTAAACGCCTTTGTTTATTAAGTGTGAACATTAATAAGTATGTACTAAAAAATAATTCATTTTTTGTATTTACACAATAGAACTATTTAATTGCATACCACAATATTCAACAGGTTGTTTTCTGTAATCGGTGTATACATATAAATTTGCATTTATAGCTTCAGTAACAAGAGTCTTAAATATGTATTTAAATTCATTACCGTGACCTTGAATTGGATATCCATTTTTGTTATAATTACACATATGAGCAAGTTCATGTAAAATAACATACATTAACAAATTAATATCATATATATTTTCATTGCTATCTCTTGTACGTAAGCATATATGCATTTCATCTTTATTTACAGTATAAGTTGTATATCTTGGATCATATGCAGCTTCTGAAAGTTTATTGAAATTGTAATTCTTTGTTAAATGATCAATGAAATAATTCTTAGTATCATCTAAGTCATACTTATCATTTAATATAGTTATTAATATACTAACACGGCGATTTATTTCAGCTAATGTATCAGCTGAATGTTGTAAGAAATATGTAGATTTATTTCTACCTCTTCTGATTAAATACTTTTTATTGTCTAATTGTGAAGTTATATATATATTTTCATCAAAGAAATAATAATTACACCACAAAAAGTAAATAGCTAAACAAATGAACAATACAATTATTATAATAGTCTTACTCATACAATACAATTCCTCTTACTATTATCCAATAAATTGTTTATTTCGGTATTTGTACTTTAATACAAAATAAATTTAACCCCTTAGTAAACACAAAGAGTTTTTAAATACTCTCGTGTTTACTAAGGGGTTAAATTTATTTTTAAAAAGGGATTGATCAATAACTCAAGCATTTGATGCTGAAACTTGACCAGTTGGTTTCCATGCTAATGCTTGTTCACATACAGGACACTTTTCACAATGACCTGCATTTTGATCTTGTAACGCATTCTTGGCGAATTCTTCATGTATACTATCAGCATTACGTTGTAAATAATATCTGTAATCGTGAGAATTTGATGTTTTATATTTGTTTTGTAAATTATTATTTAAAGCACATGATGGGGTAAAGTCGGTGAAAGCACGACCGTCTTGCATTTTAAAAATCATACTAATAGATTTATAGTTATTTATTATAATTTTTAAAAAGAAATTAAATTTTGACATTTAATATTTTAATTATCCGTTGTCTGCAAAGAAGGCACAGGAACATTGAAATCATTTCCAATAGTTGGATTAGACATCCTAGAAATAACTGACTCAGAAATAGGAATCATCAATCTTTGATATGCACTTGGTAAATTAGGGAATGACATAGTCCTAAATATAGAAGTTCCATTATTTGATTGTAATAAATTAGATAATGTATTACGTGTTTCTTCCACAAATGACGGTTCATGTGGTTGCTCTTGTTGTTGAATTTGTTCTTCAGCTTCCGGTTGCTCTTGTTGTTGAGGTTGTTCTTCAATTGACACTTGTTGTTCTTGAGGTTGCTGTGAAGGTTCTTCATTTGATACTTGTTGTTGGTGTTGGTCTTGCTGTAGTGAAAATTGCATAATCGGTGATATATCACCGGGTGTATTTTGAGGAGTTAGACCATTCATCGCTTCAGATGGGTTATAAAAACTTAATTCTTGATTCATGTTTTCAATTAAATTATTCAACATGTCAGGTGTTAATAAATTAATTCTATTTGATTGATTTTGTAGTTGTGGGATAGGTAACTGTGATTGTTGTGATTGCAATTGTTGGTTATTTTTTTCAACATGATTATTTATATGCACTAATTCATTGTCCAAAATTTTGAATGTTTTACTAACATCATTTTTATATTTTTGTAAATCCTTAATTCTTACACGATAATTTGTATTTTCAATATTCATTTTTGTTACATTATTACTTAATATAATAACTTCTTTTTCATATTCTTTATATTTCATATAATAATACCATGATGTTGTTAATAAAGCAATAATAATTAATAATGAAAAATTAGAATCCATTAAAAATATTCCTAGTTATCTATTTAATATTAATTTAAAATTAATAAATGTACGTAATGTATTTTATTGTTTTAATCTTAATATCGCCTGTTCTTTCATTTTACATTCCAACATCACATCAATAGGAAATGTTATTTTTAATAATGGTTGGTGTATAAATTGTATATAATCAGAATGTTTTCGTCGTGCTGTTTTTGAATCAGTTTCTTCAATACCAGGAACACTATTGCTTATATGAACTTTTGGCTTTATGCCTCTTTCATTCCATACTGTAAAAACTCTGTCATGGAAATTATCAATAGATTTTGAAGATTGATAAATACTATCATGATGATAGTCAATAACAATAGGAACTTTTATTTTTTCACTTAATGGCAATAAATCCTCAAGTGTATAAGCCATTTCACAATTTTCCAATACAAGCCTGTTACGTGTATTTTCTGGTAAATTTAATATATTTTTCTCAAGACGATCTAAAGCATTAGCTTTATTACCATATACACCACCACCATGAATAATAATTACACTGTCCTTACCAAGACCCATCCTATCTAATATCTCACAATGATGATTTAATTCACTAAATGAATTATTTACAACATCTTCTGATTTACTAGACAATACACAAAATTGAGCAGGGTGCATAGTTAATCTTATACCATTTGTCTTTGCATAATCACCAATTTCCTTTAACAAATCATCAGCAAAATCCAAAGAATAAAGTGAATTTTCTGATATTGGTAACTCATCTGAATTAGCTAATTTTTTAGTATAAGTTGCAAAAGGAAAAATCTCAGAACTAATTCTAAAAAAGAATATACCATTTTCTTTATTCCATTTTAGAATTTTTAATAAATCTTTTAAATTTTGTGTAGCAAGTTCTTTTGCATACTCAACACCCTTTTTTTCCAATGTTGCTAATCTCATAGTTCTTGAACTAAAGACTCCCTTTTTACGTAATTCTGTATTAATACAAGCATATCCTAAATTCATATTCTCTGGGACACACATTTTAATCTTGTTTTTCTTATCACAATTATCTATTATTTCAATATAAATTCAATTTTTATTACGATAAATCCGTATAATATGCATATAAACAGACCATAAAGACTATTAAAAACGAAATCATACTTGATTGACTTGTTAAGTTTCAGTGGCCTTCAGTTCTTTCAGTGGCCTTCAGTTCTTTCAGTGGCCTTCAGTATATATTAAATTTTTTTAATAAAGCTAATGCTAAACAATAACCAGAACTATAAAATACATGGTTTTTATTAACAATATTAAACTCAATTTCTTTATAAGGCAAATTATCACATATTATTAATACATTTTCTCCTTTATTAATGCGATAATGTAATTCATTAAATCTTTCTTTATTTTTTATTAAATCGAAATACATAGGTAAATATATGTTATAAAATCCATCATTGTAATTGTATTTTTTATTGTTATTTAATAAGAATTGGTATTTATTCCTATTAGAATACCCACATGGATATAATACCGGATATTTATTTTTTATTAATTTTTCTTTCCATGCGAAATATGAATCTTTTATTATACCATTTTCCATATGCGTTTCAGCTTTGTGCTTCCAAATTAATGTACCGTGTTTCTTATATTTATAAGCAGGTATGCTCTCATGTACCTTACAGCTTTGCCAAATATTTTCCATAATATATCCATTTTTTGTTTTTAAATTACATGCATGTAAATCACTGTAATTACCACCAGGTACTTTCATATTAATTACATTATATCCACTTAATTTAGTTATATTACAATTTCTTGTTAATTTAATTTTACCAGATACAGGTCCGAATAAATTCACGATCATACTCATGTTTCTTTACTTTTCATAAATAATTCTTTATTTTATCAATTTTTTGATTAATCAATTCCCAATTAAATATCAAGTAATTTTTCAAATTAAATATCAAGTAATCCCCATTTTGATGTTTTAGTGTCTCTTAAATAAACTGAATCACTAGAGTCACTATCATAATATATTGTGATTTTAATAGATTCTTCTTCACAATTAGACATTGTGTCATTATTTGATTCTAAATCACATTTTTCTTTACAGTGTACTTTGAAATACATTTTATTACAAGCGTCATATACACAATAATACATATTATTTAAGGAGTCATATACAATATTATATATATAACTGAAGAAATTACAAATTGACTCGTATACTGACTCGTATACTGACTCGTATACTGACATTTTCTGATTATTTTTAATAAAAGTTTAATTTTAAATTAAATTTTAATAATTACTGTAATGAATGTGCCTTATCATAGTCATAGTGCTATAACACAATATCCACCAAATCCATTAAAATATCCAAAATTTTACAATTGCAAAGAGCATGTATTTATATTATATCCTGGTGATATGTTATATATACCTGAGGGGTGGTGTCATTGGGTTTTTTCATTCAAGGACAAGGATTCTGAATTAGAATGTAATAATGAAAATATAGCAATCAGTTTTCCTATTCGTAAATTCAATGGTATTATTTACAATAAATTTTATGATAAAAAACCTTTTGTATATAATTTAGACAAAACACAACATTCATTTTTTGATATAACATTTGAAAAGATAAAAAATCAAATTTATGATATAGAAATACCTATATATAAAAGCAAAGGGAGTATTATAACTCCTACAAAGAAAAATGACATGGTTTTGAAATACAAAGTTTCATCTGAAAAAATGAAAATATCTAAATTAGATGATTTACAAAAACAAAAAAAATACAACATGTACATGTCATCAATCCCATTTATTTTTAATAATTTTACAAACACAGCACCTAATTTAATAAGAGATAGTTTCCCTGGTTCAACTATATCTCATTTATATTGGTTTGGATTTTTTGATAATAATACAGAATCATTTGATTCAGGACTTCATTTTGATCAAAGACATAACTGTTTAATTCAAATAAAAGGTACTAAATTAGTAAGATTGTATAATAAAAAGGACTTTAATAATTTATATATACAACCAATGCATGGGATTAATTAAATTCTTTTACTCATTCTTCAAATTCTTTTACTCATTCTTCGAATTCTTTTACTCATTCTTCGAATTCTTTTACTCATTCTTCGAATTCGTATAATTTCATTAAATAATTAATTTTTGTATCAACATAATGATTGAGTTTGTTTTTTATATGATAATATAACTCATTATAGGTTATTGGATCTAGTTTTTCATTTATTTCATTTAATACATATTTACAATTATAATATCTATTAAAATAACTAACGTACATATTATACGCAACTTTTGCTTCATGTTCAGTCTTAAAATGACCAATAAAATGTGCCTTTTTCTTAATTTGAACTACACTTAGCCATTTTTTAGTTTTAAATTTTTTCTTGTAATAAACACCGTATGGTTTATTTATTTTTGTTATTTTAGCTTGCCCAAAGTTACATAAATACAAATTTGTGATTCTGTTATCACCTTTTTTCTTATTTTTGAAAAAAATACGATCAGATGATTTTAAGACTACGTTATGAAAAGCTTGATAAATAATACGATGTGGGTAAAAACTTCTAGAATGTGGTCTGATGAATTTACCATCTAACATTGTAACTTGTCCAAGGTATGGATAAACAATATATTTATCAGTTATAATCTGATGTTTATCGTCGGTTATTATTTGATCAGTTGTAATCATTTGATCATCGGTAATTATTTGATCATCTGTAGTCATTTGATAATAGGATTGCTCCTCTGAAGTTATTTGATAGTATGATTGTTCTTCTGATGTTAATTGATAGTAGGGTTGTTCATCTGACGGTATTTGATAGTAGGATTGATCATCTGTCGTCATTTGGTAAATTGACATCGTTTTATTAGTAGTTGTATTGTTAGTTTAAGACTTATCAAATGGTATTAACAATATTTTTAAAAATTTTTTTCAATTTATTTTTGCTTTTGTTTTTGCTTTTGAAGTTCATTGTAATATTTTACCAATGTTTGATCAAAATTAACAGATAATCCAAAATGAAATGCTTCCTTTCGTTTATCAAGAATCATTTTACATGCTTCATCAGGTGTCATATTATGTTTACCAATAAGGTAAGCGGCGATTGCGCAGCAGCTTCTTTGTCTACCTGCGTAACAATGTACAAAAAGTGGTTGTTTAAGAATATCAACGTGTTTGTGTATATATTCAACTATACTAGGTAATAATTTATACATATCTTCAAAATCTTTTTTTTTCAATGAATCATCGACAGGAATTCTCATATATTCAATATCAGAATCTCTAAAGTAATTATTAATATCCTTTGTTTTAGAACAATTTAATACAGCTTTAATTTTTTGATCCTTCATAAACTTTTTATCTTTTGCTGCATGTTTATTACCTAGGTATAATCTACTCATTATTTTATTATAATTTTCAAAAGGTTCATCTTCATTCTTTACAACAATACCTTTTTTTAAAGGACTATGTTTTCGCATTTCATCTGATAATTTACGCGCAGAAGTTACTCTTTGTCTAATTACCTTTGTCATACTGTAATATATAACAGAATACTAACTATATAATATCTAAATAAAATAATATAATGGTTTATTAAACGAATTAATAGGTGTTAGGTTCAAAATAAAAAACTATTTTGATTAAAATGATTAAGAATGTCTGGTATTACAAGTACTACAGGTACAGGTGAGCGCAAATTAAATATTTTATTTGAAGGTTGGATTAATATTGGACATTCATATGCGATTGTGAATTGTTTTCAATTGATCCACTTGTATAAAAACTACAAGGATAAAGCTAATTTCTATGTTAGAGAACGCGAATATTATCGTAAAGAATGGAATGATAAAAAAACATTAGTTTATACACCAGAATATAACAAATTACTTTCTGATACTAATATTTTCAAGCCATTTGATGAAAATGACAAGAGTGTTAAAATAGACGTTATTTACAGAATTACTTATCCTTATGATATTACATTAAAGGAATGGAATAAGGACATTCCTGTTTGTGTATTTTATACATCTGAATTTAGTAAATTAGATACTAATTATTTCAGTATTGGTGTTCCTCCTAATACACAATTAGATGATAATTATATCAAGTTATATCTTCAACATTTTCAAAATATTTCATTTACATCACCATCAGTTTGGTCATCACTTGGTATGAATAAATATTTATCACAACAAAAAATAGAAAATAACAATCTCATTATCTCACATGGTATCGACCCTACATTATTTTACAAAGAAAGTGATAGTGTTCGTCAATCTGTAAGAAAACTTTATAACATTGGTGAAAATGATATTATGTTAATTAATATTGGTGCAATGACAAAAAACAAAGGTATTATGTATATTTTACAAATAATGAATATTCTTGTAAACAGATTAAATAAAAAGCATTTTAAATTATTATTGAAGGGTACATCTGATTTATATCAAACAAAGCAATTTTTAGAATCTTATTTTGAGGAATTACAAACAAGTAATGTAATTACAAAGGATGAGATGAATTATCTTTTAACAAATAATATTATATTTACAGAGAAGACGTTGAATTTCAAGCAAATTAGAATGTTGTATAATGCGGCTGATTTGTATATTTCACCATATATTGCTGAAGGATTTAATATGTGTTGTTTGGAAGCACTAGCATGTGGATTAAATGTATTAGTTCCAAAAACTGGTAGTACAAAGGAATACATGGAGGATATTTATAACAATGGTGGTCAAAATAACATTTATTATGTTAATAGCGAGGTAATGACAACACCTGATAATTTAAAGATCAATAATATTGATGGGGATTATATATTATCTACGTTAATTAATTTTGAAAAAACATATAAAAAGAGTGTAGATCAAACTGAAATGTTTAATCACATTCAATCAAATTACAGTTGGGACAATATTAGTCATCAATTATACAAATACCTTGAGAC